TGGTCAAAACAATGTAGCTATTGGCTATCAAGCAATGTCTGAGACCACAGGAGGAAATTACAATACTGCTATTGGTTATCAAGCAATGTATCTAGATAATGGAATGGCTAATATACATAATACTTTTGTAGGACAAGGTATTGCATCTGGAGATTGGGCAAATAATCCTTGTACTCATAATACTGGTTTAGGGTCTGGTGTAATGCAAGGTAATATGGATGGTGCAGTTGGAAATACAGCTTTAGGAGTAGATTCTTTAAATGCACTTACAAGTGGAGATTATAATACTGCTCTAGGTTTTAATGCTGGTGCATCTATAAATAGTGGTGGATATAATGTGTTCGTGGGTTATAATGCTGGAGACGCTGTAAATACAGCCGCTGGAAATGTTTTTCTTGGTGCTAGTGCTGGTTCAGCTTGTACAGATACAGCAAATGCTGTTTTAATTGGAAATGGTGCTGGAGAAGATGCAGATATAGCAAGTGATGGAACAATCGCTATTGGGTATCAATCGTTAAAGCCTTTAATTAATGGAGCTAGAAATGTGGCTATTGGTTATCAAAGTGGTAGTTATACAACTGGTGGTGGAGACAATACTCTTATAGGATATAGAGCTGGTAGTCAAGGCGATAGTTATGGTATTACTACTGGAGAAAGAAATGTTGCAGTAGGTTCTCATGCTTTTGGTGGAAGTGCATCTGCTCATATTACTGGTGCTAGAAATACTGCTGTTGGTACAGAAGCTTTGTTAAACGCACAAGAAGGTGTTGCCGATAATACTGCTGTAGGTCAAAATGCTTTGTATGCCGTAACTACTGGTACTGAAAATGTAGCTGTTGGCTCAAATAGTGGAGATGCTCTTACTGGCTCAGAAAATGTCCTTGTAGGTTCTGGTTCTGGTGGTGCTTTACAAGCAGTTAATGGCAATGTAGCTGTTGGTAGATATGCCTTAAATGTTTCTACTGCCGCAGCTGACTGTGTTGCTATTGGTCGTCAAGCTATGTATAGTGGAACTGCAACAGCGGCTGGAACTGTAGCTATTGGAAAAAATGCACTTGTGAGTTTAGGTAGTGGAGATAAGAATTTAGCTATTGGTTATAATGCTATGGCTGAAATAGTTGATGGTAACAATAATACAGCAGTTGGATATGGTGCTATGCAAAATAGTGTTGGTGGAACAACTTCTGATGGTTCTAGCAACAACACTTTTATTGGGCAATTATCTGGTGGGGGTCAATGGGCAAATACTAATTCTGCTGGTAATACAGCAGTAGGTTCTGAAACAGCTATGAGTGATAGTTGGAATGGAGCATCTTATTCTTCTTTGCTTGGTTATCAAGCTGGAAAAGCAATTACTACTGGAAGTAGAAACACCTTAGTGGGATATGCAAGTGGAGATAGTATTACAACTGGTACAACGAATACTATCGTTGGAGCTGAAGCGGACACAAGTGCTGTCTCTGGAGATAATCAAACAGTAATAGGATATAATGCAGTTGGAAAAGCTGATAATACATTTCAATTTGGAAATGATTCTACATTAGCTTGGATTTTTGGAAATGCTCCTTATCACACTTGGAGTTCTGCAAATAATTGGAGGTCAATACAGCTAGGTTCTACCGCTGCTTTAAGTTGTCAAAATGCTAATTCCGCTGTTGGACAGTTGTGGCTTACTAACAATGTATATTATGATGATGCTAGTAATAGATTTGAAGCTCAAAATACTGGAGAGTCTTGTGCATTAAATATGAACGATGATGGGCATTTTAATTTCCATGTTTCAAATGGAAGTGATAATGCAGATGATGAAGTTGGACTGACTTTAGCTTTACGAATAAATAATAATACTAATTTTGAAGTTCAAGGAGCATTATCTAAAGGTTCTGGTTCGTTTAAAATAGACCATCCTCTAGAGTCTAAAAAAGACACTCACCACTTAGTACATAGTTTTGTTGAGTCTCCTCAAGCAAATAATATTTATAGAGGTAAGGTTGATTTAGTAAGTGGTTCAGCAACAATTAATCTTGATACAGTTTCAAATATGACCGATGGAACATTTGTTTTATTAAATACAGATATTCAATGCTTTACTTCAAATGAATCTAATTGGGATAATGTTAAAGGTTCTGTAAGTGGAAACACATTAACTATATCTTGTCAAAATACAAATTCAACTGCTACTATATCTTGGCTAGTTATAGGAGAAAGGCAAGATAAGCACATAATGGAAACTAATTGGACAGATGAAAATGGTAAGGTTATTGTTGAACCAGAAAAACTAGAAGAATAAACTTAATTAAGGAGAATCAGAATGAACTGGTCAGAATACAAAGCAAAAAAAGGTAAAACAGCCAACTTTGCAAACAAAGAAGTAGTAACTAAGAAAGCTGTCAAAGAGGTTAAAGACTCTGATGGCGTAGTAGTAAGAAAAGCAGAAGCAGAACAAAAAAGAACATACATAGCTATGGTTCAAAAGGCTTGGAATCCATCAACTGGAGAACAGCTAGATGACCAAGAGTATGAATACTCACTATCTCAGCTTGAAAATGAAAAGAAAAGATATGATGATGATATGAAAAGAGCCAAAGAGTATAGTGACGGATTAGCAGAGGCGATAGCAGACTTTAAAAAACTTTAAATAACAACAGGAGTTAAAAATGGCAAAAACAGAAAAAGAAATGCCTAAGATTAATATATTTGGTAAAGAGTATTCACAGGAAGATTTAGATGCTCTAACACCAGAACAAAAGGTATTCTTGCAACACAGACAAGATTTGATAAATAAAATTGATAGGTCAAATTTTAATCTTACTCAACTTAGAATTGGTCTTAAAGGTTGTGAAGATGCTTTAATTGAAACAGGAATGGAAGTTGTCAAAGAAGAAGAAGAAAAGTAATCAATCAACATCTTATAATATCCCTATAAAGTTTGTTTTTGTAGGGATGTTATTAACTAGTTGTTCTGGTTGGTCTGTTATGGGTTATGCAATTGATGAAAATCAAGAAGATAAGCCAAGAATATTAAGTACTATTACTGATAAAGAAGGTATAGAACATTTTTATAATGGAGCTATACATAGTGGTGAAAATTGGTGTTATAATCATAATCAGTATGAAACTGTAGAGATTAGGTGAATGAAAAACATAAAACTGCTAGGTCTTACAGGACTAATGTTATTGATGACAACGCTGTTATTAGCATCAACCTTAAATGGATGGCTCAAATTATTGTATTGTGTTCTTGCTTTGTATGGGGTTACTACCGCATTGAAACCAGAATTGCAAAGCTTGAAGAAGAAATGTTGGAGGCTAATAATGAAATTCGCAGCCTTTTTGCTAAACATCAGTTGGAAGAATCTGCACAACTAGAAGAACTTGAAAATAAACTTAAATTTTACGAAAAAGAACTTAACATTAATCCTCTGTCGTGGAGGAAA